ATTTATGACGGTCAGGAGATTATAGAAATTGATACATATAATAGTATTTATCGCGTTGGGGGCAAAGATGTAAATTCAGATGTTCGAAAGGCGATAGGTCTTTAATCATTTTATTTCTTTTCCTTTTTAGCCCTCATCGAGGGCTTTTTTATTGCACAGGATTAATCATTATGAGTAAAAAAACACAAACACAATTAACAGAATCAGATATAGCTAAAGATATAGCTAGTGGTATTATTACATATGAATTAAAACAGCCAGTCACTATCGACAATACAGAATATAAAAAAATCACTTTGGATTTTTTGGGGTTGACTGGTGAAGATCTGATATCGATTGAAGTTGAAATGACAATGACAAACGTTCACGTAATAAATGCTGCTGAATTGAGTAAAACCTATTTAATGATAGTTGCATCTAGAGCAGCAAAAATACCATATGAGACTTTAAAAAGATTCTCAATCAGAGATTTATCAAAAATCACATTGGTAACACAAACTTTTTTGATGCAAGAATAGGGCGCGTTCGAGTTGATGACATCATGACGATTGTTGTGATGTTATCACGCGCAAATTATACACCGCACGATTTTTATTTAAAGCAACCATTAATTCAATTAAAAAAGTGGATTGATGTGACAAACAAAGTTAACAAAATGCAGGATAAAGAAAATGGCTAGATCGTCTAATATGATTTTATCGTGGATAGTTCGGGGAAGGCTTGATCGGTCATTGATAAGAGCAACACGAGAAGCGGCACAAAGTATCGATAACATCAAAAAATCAGCCAGTGCGGTGGGTAAACAGTTTAATTTTTTGGCTGGCCCGATAAAAACGGTTAAAACAGCAATGATAGGTAGCATTGCAGGGACGATCCCTGCAATGATGTTATTAGCTAAAAATACGGCAACGTCAGGCGATCAGTTTGACAAATTGTCACTAAAAACCGGTATATCATCAAAAACATTAAGCCAATGGTCACATGCAGCGAATATGAGCGGTGTATCAACTGAACAATTTAGCGCAAACATTCTTAAACTGAACCACCAAATGGCAGCAGCAGCGCAGGGCAACAAGGCGGCACAACTTGTATTTAAGCGCGCGGGGGTCAGCATTAGAGATAGCGCAGGTAAAATGAAAACGGCAGATCAGGTCATGCTTGAGATGTCGAATACATTTAAAAAAATGCCACAAGGAATCTATAAAGCCGATCTAGCAATGGCTGTATTTGGTCAATCAGGTGCGAATATGATCCCGTTATTGCAGGGCGGAAGTGATTCAATAAAAGATTTAATTAAACAGTCTGATGAATTAGGAATGACGTTTAGCAATGATGAAGCCAAAGCAAGCGCTGAATTTTGCGATAGCCTTGATATATTAAAAACGTCAGTTAAAGGACTGACGAATACTATAGGCAAACAATTAATACCAGTAATTACCCCATTATTGCAATCGATGGCAAAATGGATCAGCTCTAATCGTGATCTGATTAAAACAAAAGTGGCTGAATTTCTCGAAGATTTCAAAGCTGTATTGCCTCAAATTAAAGACTTTTTAACGGGAGTATTTACAGGAATCAACAATACTGCAGTCGCTCTTGGTGGCTGGACACCTCTGCTAATGAATTCAGGGAAATTATTCCTAGCTATTAAAGCAATTCAGTTTGCATCCTGGTTAAAAGTTACATCTAAGGCTGTTTTAATGCTTGGCAAATCTTTTATTAGAGCGATACCTATAGTTATCCAATTCGGCATGGCATTGCTTGCTAACCCGATCGGAATGGTTATTGCTGCTATAGCTGCGTTAGTTGCCGCGGGCTATTTCCTTTATAAAAATTGGGACAAAGTTGTTATATTTATAAAAGATATGTGGAAAGGATTAAAAACATTTTTTACCGATACGTTTAAAAAAATCACAAGTCTATTTGATGACGGATTTATTAATGGAATTTTAAATCTATTAAATAGTTTTAGTCCTGTCCTCCTTATAATGGATGCTATTGATGAAATATTTAATTATTTTACTGGTATTAGTCTAATTGATGAAGGTTCAAAATTAATTAAGTCATTCGGTGATGGCATAGTTAATACATGGCAGTTAATAAAAAGCTCAGTAATAGATGTTTTTACGGGCTGGATCCCTGACTGGGTAAAGTCAGGCATGAAAACTGTAGGGGTTGATGTTGATGCAGTTCGTGCAAGCGCAGGGCTTGCGGATTCTTCAGTACCTACAGTTGATGCACATCATGCAAATGGCGCTATAGTTCGACGTCGTCAGATAGCCGAAGTCGGAGAAGACGGGCCAGAAGCCATTATACCTCTAACAAAACCGGCCCGCGCTCGCCCGTTGCTTATAAAATCTGCGGAAATTTTGGGGTTAAGAGTTATTGATAAAAATTCTAGCAATATTGCATCAGTATCACCGCTTCCATCGCAGTTGTTAACAGGTGGTAATATGGGGCTATTATCAAATGTGATTACATCATTTGATAAAATAGTTAAACCGCAGATAAAAGGGCTTAATAATTTTGCTAAGGGAATTAGTAATATTTTTACTAATATAAATAATCCACAGCAGAACAATTCAAATCAATTTGATAATTTATTACCAGAATCGGGTAAGACGATTATTGACGAAATGATTAAATTATTATCAAAAAGAGATAATAATCACTCGTCATTTAGTCCAACATTCAGTCCTAATATAACTATAAATTGTTCCAGTAACGTCGATGAAGTAGAAAAACAAGTCCAAAAGGCACTCCGACAATCACAAACCGATTTTAAAAAGTCACTTAATGATTTTATGTACAACCAAAAACGAATAGGGGTCTTTTAATGGAATGGCTGTATAAAACAGTACAAGGTGATACTTGGGATAATTTGGCTTATGATATTTACGGTAGTGAAAAACTGATGTATCTATTGATTGCGGCCAATCCAAGCTATGCAAATATCATAAAGTTTAAATCAGGTATTCAGTTAGTTATACCTCAAACCCCTATAACAAAAACTAATACAATGAGGGCCCCATGGGATGACTAATTTAAATAATACCGTTAATAGAGCTTTAAAATTTATATCTAGTGATTCTCGCAAAACTAAACTCGTTTTATGGTATAACCACAAAAATATTACATCTGATATATCCGATTATATTGAATCGTTTTCATTTACTGAACGTGCGAAGAATGGGGAGTCAGATGATCTAACTATTACATTCGAAAATTCGACCGGCATTTGGTCTAATGGTTGGTTTCCGGAACGTGGGGCCACATTGTCAGCACAAATCATAACGGAAAATTGGAATCAACCGAATGATAATCAAATGTTAGATTGTGGTCTATTTGAGATCGATAATTTAAATGATTCGGGGCCAGTTTCTACATTCTCAATCGGTGCGCTATCTGTGGGAATTACTTCCAGCATTAGGGGTGAATCTCGTAGCCAGGCGTGGGAAAATTTTAAAATGTCGGGATTGGTTAATGAGATTGCAAAACGTCATGGGTTTAATGTTTTCTTTCATAGTAATTATGATCCAGTTATCGACAGATTTGACCAAAAAAATGAGTCTGACCTCGAGTACTTGGTAAAAATAGCTGAATACATAGGTGTTAATGTTCGGTTATCTCACAATAAAATTATTGTCTATGAAGAAAAATTATATGATGAGCAAGAAGTTTCGCTGACACTATCAAAAAACGAAGACGGTTTTATTAATCATTCATTTCGCGCATCGAGCGCGGATATTTACGCAGCATGTCAGGTGCAATTTTTGGATAGTAAGTCAGGCAAACTTGTTACATATCAATACACACCTAATGGGCGATCTGGCGTAATGGGTAAAGAAGGTTCGGAATCGAACGGAGATAGTGATGACGTCAAAATTGACCCAAAAACAAGAATGGTTATAACTACACAAGGAAAAGATGAGGATGAAATCAGTGAGCCTAAAGTTGGTAAGGTTCTAAAAATTAATCGTCGCTGTGGTAGTATTGCTGAAGCTGAACAGCTCGCAAAGTCAAGTTTGCGCGGAAAAAATAAACGGGAAATTACGGGATCATTAACGTATGTAGGTAATTTATATTTACGCGCAG